ACCAACGGACCTTGTTGCTTATTGCGCAAGAGTCTCCAATCCCTCTAATCAATTAAACAGTGAAACTGCTGAGAAATTGATCAAGTATCTGGTGAAGCATCAGCACTGGTCACCGCTAGAAATGGCAACAATGTGTCTAGAAATTGAAACAACTAGAGACATTGCTCGTCAGATTCTTCGCCATCGCAGTTTTTCTTTCCAGGAATTTTCGCAGCGTTACGCAGACCCAACAAAGGATCTGGAATTTGTTACTCGAGAAGCAAGACTCCAAGACCCAACTAACCGCCAAAATTCTATTTCTGGCGCAGAAGTAATGGTGCAATATGAGTGGGATGTGCGCCAAAGAGAATTGTTAGATCATGTAAAACAAGTCTACAGATGGGCAATCGATAACAATATTGCTAAAGAACAGGCTCGTGCTGTTCTTCCAGAGGGATTAACTATGTCCCGTATGTATATGAGCGGTACATTAAGATCTTGGATTCACTATATACAACTCCGAAGCGGTAACGGCACTCAAAAAGAACATATGGATATCGCGAAAGAGTGCGCCAAGGTTATTGCTGAAGTATTCCCTCTATCAACGCAATTCATCGCACAAGAATAATAAGGAGCAATCATGGCTACGAGACTTCCTAGCATTTATCAAGATTTCATTCACATTTCCAGATATGCACGATTCAACGATGATCTAGGTCGTCGAGAAACATGGGATGAAACTGTTGACAGATACATCAGTTATTTTAAGAGCAAAACAGACAACAATAAGAAAGTTCCTTGGGATGAATTGCGCACTGCTATTCTAAATCTAGAAGTCATGCCATCAATGCGTTGCTTGATGACCGCAGGACCTGCTTTGGAAAAGGATCAAGTCGCTGGTTATAATTGCTCGTATGTTGCCATTGATAATACAAAAGCATTTGATGAAATCATGTATGTTCTAATGTGCGGAACAGGTGTTGGTTTCTCTGTTGAATCAAAGTACACTAACAAACTTCCAGAAGTTCCAGAAGAACTACACGAAACAGACACAACCGTTGTCGTTGCTGATTCTAAGATTGGATGGGCTTCTGCTTATCGTGAAATCGTTTCGCTTCTGTATTCTGGTAAGATCGCGAAGTGGGATGTATCAAAGGTTCGCCCAGCGGGTGAGCGTCTAAAGGTATTTGGTGGTCGCGCATCTGGTCCAGAACCATTGGTCGATCTATTCAAATTCACTCTCAATATCTTTACAAAGGCAAGAGGCAGGAAACTGTCTACCTTGGAGTGCCATGACATTGTATGCAAGATTGCTGATATTGTTGTTTGCGGTGGTGTTCGCCGTTCTGCTCTCATTTCTCTAACTGACCTCAACGATGACCAGTTGCGTCATGCAAAGTCAGGTGACTGGTGGACGCACAATGGGCAAAGAGCACTTGCAAATATTTCGGCAGTGTATGACAAACGAGTAGACATGGATACATTCATGAATGAATGGCATGCTCTTTATATGTCAAAGTCTGGTGAGCGTGGTATCTTCTCTCGTGCTGCTTCACAGGCTGTTGCTGCTAAGAATGGTCGCCGCGATCCAAAGCATGAGTTCGGCACAAATCCTTGCAGTGAAATCATTCTTCGTCCATTTGAGTTCTGTAATCTTTCTGAGATCGTTGTTCGCGCAAATGATGATGTTGAATCATTGAAGCGTAAGGCTCGTTTGGCTACAATCATTGGTACACTTCAGTCAACGCTAACAGACTTCCGCTACATCAATAAGAAATGGAAGAATAATTGCGATGAAGAAAGACTACTTGGCGTTTCCTTTACTGGTATTTGTGATAACAAGTTGCTTAATAAGCCATCACAGAAACTTGCTGATGCATTGGATGCTATCAGACTTCATTGCGTTGAAACAAATAAGGAATTCGCACATGCTCTTGGTGTTCCACAGTCGGCTGCAATTACTTGCGTCAAACCTTCAGGTACTGTATCACAGTTGGTTGATTCCGCTTCAGGCATTCACCCACGCTATGCCCAATATTATATTCGTAGAGTTAGGGCTGATATGAAGGATCCTCTTGCTCAGTTTATGATTAACAAGGGATACTTTGCTGAGGAAGATTTCTACAGCAAGTCAAATTGGGTGTTCTCATTCCCAATGAAGGCACCAAAGAACTCTGTCACACGCAACGACATGACTGCGATTGAACAGTTGGAACTTTGGAAGATCTATCAAGATCACTGGTGTGAACACAAGCCATCTATCACTGTATATGTTGGTGATGATGAGTGGATGGAAGTTGGTGCATGGGTCTATAAGAACATCTCGATTCTCTCAGGTGTTTCTTTCCTCCCACGCGACAACGGTTCATATCGTCAGGCACCTTACGAAGAAATTGATGAATCGTTGTATAACGAACTTCTTGCTCGCCAAAATGTGGATATCAATTGGGTAGAGTTTATGGAAGAAACAGATACAACAACTTCAGCAAAAGAATTGGCTTGCTCGGCAGGAGTCTGCGAACTGTGAAATTTAGCATTATAACACCCACTCACCTGAAGAACTCGTTTCTGGGTGACTTGTATGAGAGTCTTGTTGCTCAAACTTATGAGAACTGGGAGTGGGTGATTTATTTGAATGGTGTGGAAGGTGGTTTGGATGCTCTAGTAAATTACCCAGTGCTAGTTGCGATTAAGTCTGATGAGCGCATTAAAATTGTTGTGAGTGATGAGATCAATTCTAAAATCGGCTTCAATAAGAACAAAGCCTTTCATCTAGGAACAGGTGATGTTCTTGTTGAGGTCGATCATGATGATATGCTCACACCAGATTGCTTAGAAGAATTATACAAAGCATTTCAAGATCCTACTGTTGGATTTGTATACAGTGATAGTATCACCTATCATGTAAACAATGAATTTACACCATACGATGCTCATTATGGGTGGACTTATAAAAAAGTCATGTGGCGTGGCAAAGAACATTACTCAATGAATTCTTTTGCACCAACAAGCCACAGCATGGCGTATATCTGGTATGCGCCTGACCATGTTCGAGCGTGGCGCAAAAGTGTTTATGTGTCCATTGGTGGTCATAATGTAAATCTAGATGTATGCGATGATCATGAATTGGTTATCCGCACATACTTGAACACCAAGATGCATCATATCAATAAGCCTCTGTATGTCTACAGGATTACTGGTAACAATACTTGGTTAGAAAGAAATCAAGCAATTCAAGATACAACTAGAGAGTTGTTTAAGCAGTATGCGTGGGATCTTGCGTGTAAAGATGCGAAAGACAGAGGGTTGGATATTGTAGAATTAGGCGGCGGCATTAATCCTCGGGCTGGATGCAATATCAATATTGATTTAGAAGATGGTAATGTTACCGCTGATCTTAATAATGGCATTCCGCTTCCAGATAACAGCGTTGGTGTAATCAACGCTTCGCATATTATAGAGCATCTTAACGATAAACACAAGATTATGGCAGAGATCTACCGTGTTCTTGCTGATGATGGTTGGGTATTCATTCAGGTGCCCTCAACAGATGGTCGCGGTGCATTTCAAGACCCAACGCACGTGAGTTACTGGAATGAAAACTGCTTCTGGTACTACACCAGAAAAGATAAGGCAATGTTTATTCGCAACGACAAGATTCGGTTTCAGGAATTTAAACTTGATACCTTTTGGTGGGAACCACGAAGCGATAATATTGCAATCACAGATGCTTGGTTAGTTGCCATTAAGTCTGATAAGCGTAGACCACACCCAGTAAAAATATGAACAAGAAAACTAAAATTGTAATGATCTCGATGTTCAAGAATGAAGCGCAGAACATCGGGAAGATGCTAGAATCTGTTGCTCCGTATATTGATTACTGGATTCTACAGGATAATGGTTCTACGGATGGAACACCAGAAGTTGTAAAGGCATGGCAGGAAAAGTACAATATCCCAGGATTTGTTTACCAAGTTGAAGAAGGCTGGGTAAACTTTGGTTGGAATCGTGACCATCTCTTACAGAAGTGCCGCCAAACAGAACATGGCTGCGACTGGATTATGAAGATGGATTGTGACGAGACATTAATCGTCGATAGTGACTTTGATTGGTCACCGTTTGACAATCATTCTACTCAAGCATTTCATGTAACATCTATTGCTGACCCTCTAATCTATTTCAGAGCATGGATCTGGAACGCCAAGTTACCGTGGCGCTTCAATCACGACCCAGCGCACGAGACCATCTATCTAGACATAGAAGGTGTTGGTGAAAACTTTGAACGCAAAAATCTAGGATATAAGTTTAGATTAATTGGCGGTGTGATGCAGGGAGAAAGTTACACTGTTCCAACGAAATATGTTAGCGATGCGTTGAAGTTAGAAGAGCGATTGATTCGCGAAGGAACAATGCTGACTGACCTGTATCATTTTTGGTATATCGGTAAGTCATATGAAGATTGCTATCGCGGAAACTTTTTCCCACTGAAAAACATACACCAGGAAGAATACGCTCGCCGCTGCATATTCTATTTCCAACAAATCTTAGACTATACGCACGATTATAGCAATACGAAGAAAGCAAAAAATATTGATGAGATGGCTTACTTTGCCATGAACAGTATTGGTAATGCATATAGATTTCTAGACGAGCATTACAAGGCAATTGAATTCTACAAAGAATCAGAACAGTTTGCCCCACCTAGAAACGACCATCTTGTTAATCTCGCTGAAACATATTGGGAGTTGATGGATTATCGAAGGATGGTTCAATGCACAGAAAAACTGATGCAACCAGAACGGAAGAATCCTTTCCCAGAGTTTTTCTTTCTCATTAATCAAAACCTTTATCATGACACTGGTACACACCCGCAATACTTGCATAAAATTGCAAGTGAGTTGACTGCGCAGTATACAACGCTTCATCTTGGAACTGTATTTGCTGTAAAGAAAGAAAACACGAAGCGAATGTTTATTGTTGATGACTTTTATGATGACCCAGAACTGGTTAGAAACTTTGCCTTGCAATTAGAATACACTGAGGATCTGCGATACTACAAGGGTAAAAGAACTCAGTCGTACAAAACGCCACAGATGCGTCAGAGGTTTGAAGAGATTATAGGTAAAAAGATTACTGTGTGGGATGAGCATGGAATGAATGGCGTGTTCCAGTATTGCACACCAGAAGATGCGTTAGTGTATCACTGGGACAATCAAACTTGGGCTGGAATGATTTACTTAACTCCTGGCGCACCATACCAAAGCGGCACATCATTATTCGCACACAAAGCAACTGGTGCCAGATGTGAAACTGATCCAGGATCGGAACTTGCCTTTAATGGCGGATACTACGATCGATCTAAATTTGAACTTGTAGATACGGCTGGTAATGTATTTAATCGTTTGGTTCTTTTTGATGCAAAGTGTATACATGCTGCTAATGAATATTTTGGTCAATCGATAATAAATTCTAGATTGTTCCATCTTTTCTTCTTTGATTGAGGATATATACTATCATGGCATACATAAACGCTAATATCCCGCCCATTGAATGTTATGTGCGGACTAACTTTCTTCAGAACAGAACAGAGTTCGATGAAGCGAAAGACTCATATCTTCCCGTCCTTATATTCGGTGTGGCGTCGATACCGCATCGTGCCCCACTTTTTCATTTCATCATGGAAGACGAAGGGCTTTGGTTTCGCATGCCGATACACGCTTTCTGTCATAAGACTCCTGCGCCGCAAGCGTCGCTATATAATCTAGTTCTATGGGATTCTTTCAGTTCATACATTGGAGTTACACAGTTCGATTTCTTAATCAATAAACGCATAAAGTATATTGATAGAAACAAGAAATGGAATGAAGGCACTTATCTGTTTACGCTAGACTGGGCACATGAGGACAAGAACATTGTAGATCTTGGATTCAGCGAAGTCCCAGGGCAACATAAATGTGGTCATGTGATTAAACTTGATGATGGTAATTTTGCAATTCAGCCAAACAATCGCTGCCGTGCATTTGAGCCATCCTTTGTTACGAAGCCTGGACAAAATCTTATTGAACGAAAACTTGGAACGCAAATGTGGTCTGTAGAAAATACAGCCAAGTGGGTTCTCTCTGATGACGATAGATACGATTACGAGGTTAAAAACAATGCCTGATCTAAAACTAACATGCGATAATTGTGGATCTTCATTTGCTTTATCATATGACGATGATGAAGTGAGTTATTCACCAAGTCATTGCCCATTCTGTGGCGATTTCTATGATAATGAAAGCGAAGAGCTTAATTTTAATGAATCCGATGATGAGGGATTTGATTCTCTAGAAGATGATCTAGGGACAGAAGAAGATGACTACAGTAACAGTAGGCATTGATTATAGTCTAACTTCTCCATGTGTATGCGTTTCACGCGATAAGACATTTTCAAATTCATTTTTCTATTTCCTAAACGATCGCAAAACAGTACAAGGAAAGTTTCATAATATTCTTGGTGAACAACACGAGGAATATATGACAGACCAGGAGCGATATGAGAATATCGCCTCTTGGGTTCTAACTATCTTGGCTGGATTTGAAAAAGAAAAAGTCACAATTCTAATTGAAGATTATTCTTTTGGTTCCAAGGGTAGAGTGTTCAATCTTGCCGAAAACTGTGGCATTCTAAAGTACATGTTGTACAAGCAAGAATATAAGTTCTTTACAGTTGCACCAACTGTGATAAAGAAATATGCAACTGGTAAAGGTAATGCTACGAAAGAAAAGATGTATGAAGCATTTGTAAAGGATACTTTTGTAGAATTACATAGTATAATAAGTCCTACGACGAAACTTGGTTCACCTACTACTGATATTGTTGATGCTTGGTATATTGCAAGATATATGATTGATAAGCAAACTCAACACGAAAAAATATGAGGCAACTAAAATGGCAGTAGAATTCGACTCTTGTGACGGTGCATTGTGGCATGTCACACAAGAAAATAATTTTGCTAATGTTGACTCCACAATATTTTCCTATCAAGACAAACACACAGAACCAGATGAATTGGGTTACAAGTATCATGTCCTAACTTATAAAGAAAACGATTATAACTCTGCTGAAATTTTGTGTGCGTATATTGGTGATGTGCAGTATTTCATTAACAATCACGCGAAAGCAGGGTATAATGGTATGATGGTCAAGGATAAATCAGTACCTAAAAAGACAATTAAAAGTATGTTTAAAGCAATCCTTGTAAATTGGCAATTTCCTAATAATACAATTAAACAATTGGTGAAACAAGTATGATTTTTGACAAAGAAAATTTAAACGAGTTATTGAGAAATAATGTTGTTACTGTGACCTTTACAAAGGTCAACGGTGAAGAGCGCATCATGAAGTGCACATTGTTGAGCGAGCATATTCCTAATGCACCAAAGAATAATGGAACAGTCGTTGCTCGTCAATCTAGTAATGATAATGTGTCTGTGTGGGATCTAGACGCAAATGGATGGCGCTCGTTTAAAGTTAACAATGTCAAGTCAGTTTCAATGGGATAATTTACTAAATAACAACACTCGCCTCAACCTTTCGGTGTAGAGGTCATGCGTACTACGCTGAGTTTTATAGGATCCCGCTAGAAAAGTACAATCTAGCACCCATTGCGCAGTGGGGGGAAGATGAACCGAATTTTAATTAGATCGTAATAATCTTGCGCTATATAATGACTCCAGTTCTCGGAGTCTCCAATGCAATACAAATCAATCTTCATCTCCGATGTCCATTTGGGCTCAAGGGGATGTAAAGCCGATTTGCTATGCGATTTCTTGAAAAATAACTCAAGCGAAAATCTATATCTCGTCGGTGATATTATTGATGGATGGCGATTGAAAAGAAAATTCTATTGGCTGCAATCACACACTGATGTGATTCGTAAAATTCTCAAAGCCGCAAAGAACAATACCAAAGTCACCTATGTTGTCGGCAATCACGACGATGCATTTCGCGATCTATTGCCATTCGATATTCATTTTGGCAACATCGATCTTGTGAATCAATGTCGCCATGAGGGTATCAACGGCAAAACCTATATGGTGATTCACGGCGATCTATTCGATGGTGTATTAAGAACCAAACTTCAGTGGCTATACCATCTAGGTGACATGCTGTATAATGTTTTGTTGAAATTAAATGTCCTTGTAAGTAAAGTTCGTAACTGGTTTAACATGCCACATTGGAGTTTAAGCCAGTATCTTAAGAACAAAACGAAAGAAGCAGTTTCGTATGTAAACAACTTCGAAGATCTAATTACAGATTATTGCAAAAAGCAAAAAGCCGATGGCGTAATCTGCGGTCATGTTCATAGAGCAGAGATTAAAACAATCAACGGCATTGAATACATGAACGATGGAGACTGGGTAGAATCCTGCACAGCATTAGTTGAACATTATGACGGAACATGGGAGATTATAGAATGGCTCGGACGAAAATAGTTCTCATTACAGATGCTTGGGAACCGCAAGTAAATGGTGTTGTGACCACCTATAAGAACATTATTGCAAATCTGCCTCCTGAAATAACAGTTGATGTTATTCATCCAGGATTATTCAGCAATATCAAAGTGCCATTCTATAAAGAAGTGCCGCTTCCATTTTGCAGTTACAAGAAGATGTTTAAAATAATTGAAACGCGAGATGAGCATTGGCATATGCTAGGATATGACACAAAGTACCACATTGCCACGGAAGGCATTCTCGGTTTTCAAGCCAAACGAGTTCTTGAGAAACTTGGAATACAGTATACGACTTCTTACCATACGAAGTTCCCAGAGTTCTTTAATGAGATGTTCGGTGTTCCAGTTTCGTGGACTAAATGGTACTTCAACTGGTTTCATAAGAACGCAAAGTATGTGATGTGTTCCTCTGAATCTAACGCGAAAGAAAATTCAAATTGGAACTCAGTTGTTCTTGATAAGGGATATGACTTTCATTTTCGATTCAATGACAAATACAAGGACAACAAAGTTGTTCTATTATACGCTGGGCGTGTGAGTAAAGAAAAGAATCTAGATGCATTTTGCGAGTTAGATGTTTCTAGTTGCGTTGCGCCATCGGTAGAAGTTATTAAAGTTATCGTCGGTGATGGACCATATAAAAAGAAATTGCAAAAGAAATATCCACACATTCGATTTCTTGGATATAAATTCGGTGAAGAGTTGGCAAGATGTTATCAACTCGCAGATGTGTTTGTGTTTCCAAGCAAAGTAGATACTTATGGAATCGTGATTCTTGAAGCAATGGCATGCGGAACTCCAGTAGCTGCTTATCCAGTAACAGGACCAATTGATCAAATTCAAAATGGTGTGAATGGGTTCGTTGATGTAGATTTGTCTACTGCTGTTTGTTTCGCCCTCGAAGTTGATCGCGGCTCAACTCATCTGAGCGTAAGAGATAAGAACTGGAAAAAGTCGGCGAGCCAATTTGTAGAATATATCTATAAAAATCAATAGGTTGCACAAGTCATTGATTTTATTAGAGTTTTTTGTGTTTACAAATTATAGGTTTTGTAATATAATGGTTGAGTATGAAAACTTATTATGAAGTATACGAAAACGCCATAGTCAACCACCCAATTACAGGAGCGCGAGTCAGAGGGAATAAGCAAATTCTCACGACGAAGAACCGCGAGAAGGCACTAGACCTATACCGCAAGAGCGAAAAGACACGCTGGGTCGAGGAGATCACGACCGATAGCGACGGCTGCGAGACGACCGACATCATCACGGAGTAATTACCTGGGGGACCTTCGGGTCCCCCTTTTTTTAGACCGCTGCAATAGGATTGCAGGAGGTCTGGAAGGACTTGCGTAAGTTATTGATTTTATTAGAATTATTCTTATTTACTTTTTAGCAAGAATAACCGATAATAGTCTTATGATGAATAACAAGGTGAATATCTGATGCCTCGTGGCGTTCCCAAGTCTGGTTTCCGTATGACGCGCAAGCGTCAGGCTGTCAATTTCGCGACTCAGGCTGTAAAGCCTGTTCGTGTTGAGACCGTCGCCGAGATTGAATCCAAACTCGCCGACCGTTTCGAGGCTCTCGCAATTATGTCAGAGGCGACAGGCAAGGGCATCAATCGCTCGCTCATCGTTTCTGGTCCTGCTGGTCTCGGCAAGTCCTTCACGGTCGAAGCCAAGTTGACGGAACTCGAGCAGAAGGGTCATAGCGTGACCTATATCAAGGGTTATGTGCGTCCTCTTGCGCTGTACAAGTTGCTGTACGAAACGCGCCATCCGAATTCTGTTCTCGTGTTCGACGACTCGGACTCGGTTTTCTACGATGATGTCAGCATGAATCTTCTGAAGGGTGCATGTGACTCGACCGAGCGTCGCGTTCTTCACTGGCTGTCAAAGTCCATCGAGAAGGAAGAAGATGAGGAAGGCGAGAGCATCCCCGAGAAGTTTGAATTCCAGGGTAGCATCATCTTCATCACCAACTACGATTTCGATGCGATGATTGAGTCGGGCAACAAGTTGGCTCCGCACTTCCAGGCTCTCGTTTCTCGGTCGCACTATCTTGATCTTGCGATGAAGACGAAGATGGATTATATCGTTCGCATTCGACAGGTTGTCCGTGGTGGCATGCTGCGTGACCGTGGCTTCAACGCTGCTGAGCAGACGATGATTCTTGAGTTTATCGAGAACAACATGGAGCGGCTGCGTGAGTTGTCGCTGCGTATGGTTGTCAAGATCTCTGGTCTGTATAAGATGGACAAGAGTAACTGGCAGAAACTCGCGAAGCAGACTTGCTTCCGCAACGCTGCCTAATTTTAGAGGAGAAGAGTGATGAAGAGCAAGAATGTGAAGACCAAGACTTCTAAACCGAAGAAGGTTCAAAAGTTCTTCCAAGGCGACTTGGTGATGATTTCGAATCTCCCTTCGTGGATGAGTCATTTTTCTAGTGGTCTGGCGATTGTCATTGGCTCAGCGGCTGATGCGCACTGGCCAAGTCGCGCTGCCCACAAAGAGTATACTCTTCATATTATCGAAAAGAAGAACGATTCTTCTTGGTATCCTGAGGAGTGTCTTGAACTCGTCGAGATTGACCGTCTTGACTTGCTGCCTGAGAATCACAGAATCTCCAAGTCTCTCCGAGCCAAGAAAGAGCGCGATGAGAATTTGAAGAAGTCGAAGGCGACGGAGGTGAAGCCGTGAGCAAACAACCCGAAGCCCTGCGGTTGGCAGGCGTGTTGGAGGCGTTGAATGACTCCAAGAAGTTGCTCCCGTGCGTCGGCGGTCAAACACTCGGTACTGAAGTCTACCAAATCAGGCTGTCTGGGGCTGATGCAGGGGAGTTGCTTGAAGCCGCCGACGAACTGCGCCGCCTTCATGCGGTAAACGCAGAACTGTTGGAGGCGTTGAAGTTCGCTTTAGAAAATGGCTGCCAAACTGTTTATGCCCATGAATCTGATGAGATTGGGAATAGAGGTTGCTGTGACGAACTTTCTTATCGTCCTCATTCCCCCGATTGTTGGACCGTAAAAGCCCGCGCCGCCATCGCAAAGGCAAAGGAGGTCAAGCCATGAGCGCGAAACTCGACGAAATGTGGGCGGCGCTGGAGGCGTATCAACCCACAGCCAACGCTGACGGACACGGTGAATCGTGGCGCGTGATGTGCCGAGAGCGCACAACTGAAGCGACGCGCTGGGCTTACTATGTAGCCGATTACTATGTAGCCGAAGGGTCGGCGGCAGATGCGGCATGGTATGCGTATTCAGCGTTATTTGTGGCGAGGCATAGGTCGACTGACTACCACGCCCAACGCGCCATCGACGCGATCAAGGAGGTGAAGCCGTGAGCGTACTTGAACGGGTGTTGGCTTGGGTCTGGCGCAGGTTTATGGCGTGGGCATCGAAGTAGGTCAAGCCGTGAGCAAGCAATTCTAATTATTGCTGTTGACAAATTAAATTTGTAAAGGTATAATAGTTTATATGGCAAAGTACATACCAAAGGTTGTTCCCGAACCCACCTGGGAAAAGAGCACTAAAACTTGCAGTCAGTTTGATTTGATTCATGCATTTCAGTGGTACAATCACAATAGAGAATCTCGTGATGCTCGCAAGTATCTGATTGAGTATCTTGTCAAGAGTAATGAGATTACTCCGCTGCAAAAGCAAGCAGCAGATTATCTGAACAATTCTTGGAATATTGTCGATGGCTGGGTGGCGCGATGCCTTTCTAGGGGCGCGTGTATTGACAGCCGTACACTTGAATCCTTTAAGGAGCGCATGGATGTCTTTCGAGATCGCCTGGACAAGATCGTCGCAGAAAAGAATCTTGATATCCCAGTTGTCAACACCAGCAATGTCGTCTCAATCCAAGAGCGAGTCCAGTCCAAAGTCGACTTCTTCATCATGGAACTCGAAGCCAAGTTCGACGAAGTCTGGCACAGACAATCTGGGGTGGGATTTGTTCCCTACACATGGATGATTGAGAACGAAGTCAAGCCAATGCATGCTTCGAAGATTGCAGAATACTTCAAGAAGCGTACTGCTGACTGGATTGAGATTATTGAGTCCAAGGATGAGTATGTAAAAGAATCGTATCCTCGTCCTCGCAAAGAGATGATCGAGGGCGCGAAGTTCTTTGGTGCGATTGCGACCGATGCTGAGAAGTTGGCATCTAACAAGAGTGCTGCTCGGAAGCCACGCAAGAAGAAGCCAATCTCCTTTGAGAAGAAGATTAAAAATCTCAAGTTTAAGAAGGACGATATCGACAACAAGTTGGTCTCAATCGATCCTGTAAAGATTGTCGGAGCCGAGAAGTTGTGGATTTATAATACCAAAACTCGCAAAATTGGCGTCTATGTAGCCACCGATGCAGCGGGTCTGGATGTAAAGGGTTCAGCCATTCAGAACTATAAATATGGTGAGTCGGTGAGCAAAACTCTCCGCAAGCCGAAGGATGTTCTGTCCCGAGTCTTGGATGGTGGTAAGATTGTATTGCGTAAGGTGATGAGCGAGATTAATTCCAAGCCTGTGGAACTGAACGGCAGGATTAACAAAGACACAGTTCTACTTCGAGTGGAGTAAAATGGTTGTAGTCACTAGCAATTATCTCAAGAAGTCCGATTCTGCCATGATTCGGAAGTATTCTAGATTTGTTCTGAATCGATTGGTTCGCCCAGCAATTCAGAAAAGATCTAAAATCACCATCAAGGTTCTTGGTGAGGATGAGATGAAAAATGAAGCCGATGCTTTAGATCTAAAGGCATACAAGGCATGGGTCACACATGATGGTCTGGACGAAGAAGGCAACAAGAAGTTTACTGTTGTCTTGAATCACACACGCATTAATAAATTGGGCAAGAAGCCACAAACAAGATTGAAGAATCTTCTCATTGATCTTGGGCATGAACTGGTGCATGTCAAGCAATATCTCAACAATGAGTTGTTTGACTATAAGAGCGGTGATGTCCGATTCAAGGGATTGTTCTTTGATGCCTCACATTACATGGACGAAGAAAAGTATTTTGATTGTCCATGGGAAATCGAAGCCTATGGGCGCGAGTGGGGTTTGTATAGAATCTTTTGTGCGAAATTGAAAGAGGAGCGTTTGAGTAAGTAATATGTCTAGCAAGAAGAAGTATGAGTATCGTGAGAACAAGAACTACAATCGCGATACTGAAGGTCTAAAGCAGCGTCGTCTTAAGGATGAGTCCCGTTGGCGGTTCAACCCCAACAAAGTGCAAGATGATGCAGAAATGGAAGACGAAGAAGACCTGTTCGATGAGTTTGACAACGACCCCCGATAACGGACTCATTGCAGCCGTTTCCAGGCTGACCCCAACCCAACCTATCCCCCTGTAGAGGACCGCTGCAAACCGATTGCAGGAGGTTCCAGGGGCACACGCAAGTCATTGATTCCATTAGAGTTTTTTCTCTTTACCTTTTTATCGGTTTATACGATAATAGTTGTATGGAAAAGCAATACACATTCGACCAAGATATCGTCTCGGACATCTACAAGGATGCATACAATATGC